AGTATGAAGTGAGGTTTGATTGTGGAGTTCCTTTAGTTGTAGTTCCTGTGAATTCACTGTTGAACTCATCAGAACCGATGATATACTTGATATCAGTTAAGTAGTTAGATAGTTCAGCTTGATTAATAATTATGCCAATCTTCTCTCTGACATCTACAAATCTTTGAGTCATATCATTGTGACCATCGATATCACTCTTGTTGTAGTGAGCATCTTGTTTGTTGATAACTAAACAAGCATCCTCTTTGTCATTATACTTAGGTTTTTCAACAAGTTGTGCAGCAGGTTCGTAACTAGCTAAGAAGTCAACAAAACTATCTTGAAACAGTTGTTCTTCTCCTTTTTTACTTAACCAAGCTTTTACTTGCCAATGTGGGTTCTTTCCGTTACCCCAGTAGTTCTGTACATATTTGGTAATGTCCCACTTCTGTGTATCAATATTACATTTCTCGATGAGCTCATCAAGCGTTCTAATTTCTACATCAGAGTTAAATACGATCTCTCCAGTTCCTTTTTGTACATCCTCTGTAAACTTAACAGTTACAGATCCATCTTCTGTTTGTGTAACTTCCTCAACACCAATCTCTTTTAATTCGTTCAATAACGCACTTACTTCTTCTTCTGTAATCCCAAGCTTCTCAGCGTAGAACTTTTTGCTTTTTTTCCATCGTACCAGCTGTCCCAACTGGTCCAAAAGTTGCTGATTTTCAGACATATTAAGTCGATTTTAGTTAAAATTACAGTAAAGGTAGCAATTGTTTTTAAAAAAACCAAATATTTTTAACTAGATAGGTTATTGTGTATAACCAATTTAATTATAAATAAAAAACTCCCAGAGCACTAGGTACCCTGGGAGAATCCTGTAAAACCAACAAAACAGGATTTTTAAGTTTCACAAATAGAAAGCCCTGTTGGTGGGGTTATTGTTATATCACTAACTGCTACATAGCAACTTCCATTACATGCCCCACTATAATCACAATTCACTGTTCTACTAGTTGTAAAGATTTGAAATGTTGAACTACTACCAGCAGGTACAAAGAAGGTACTGCTCAAAGAGGTTACAGTTGTTCCAACATCTTGTACTTCGGTTTCTGTCCAAGAAATACCAAAATAAAGGTTTGTAGGAGTTGTTATAGGATTACCCATAGAATCTCTAAGAGTGACTGTGTAGGTTTCTGTAGAGTCAGTAAAGTATTCTGCTGGAGCGTATGCACAACCATTAGTGTAACCAAAGGTTAGATCTATTGTATAGCAGCTAATTCCTGGTGCTATTGTAGTGGTTGTGGTGGTTGTTGGAATGTAAGGGTTAGTTGTTGTAGTGCTGGTAGTTGGTGTAGCAGTTGTACTTGTAGTAGTGGTGGTTGCATTAGCTAAAGCTATAGAGATAGTGATATAGTCAGTGCAGACACCTACTGATACAATCTTAATCAATGTAGCATCATTAGGAACCAATGTAGATGTATATCCTGCTTCTAGTGCAGCTTTTGATACCCCTGTTTCAAAGGGTACCAAAAAGCCATCACTATCAGAATATAAATCAAACGGTCCTGTTCCAGGTCCAGCTAATGTTATTGTTATAGTTACTACCATTTAATTGGTTTTAGTTGATACAACTTAATATACCACAACCTGTGCTAATAAGAACTATAACAGGAGTTCCACCAACTATTACTGTATCACCACTAACAGCTGGAGTTCCGTTAACAGTAATTGTGTTTAACCTTCTATATCTTTGATCGCAGAACTGAGAAGATGTTGTATAGATACCAGCAACATTTCCTGCAGTGATTGTAACTGATCCAGATAAATCTGTGTGTGCAATAGTTGAACAAGTACCACCATCATTGTATGCTTCAATTTCTGCACCACTTAATGTGATGTTTGTTGAAAGAGGGCTAGAAAGTTCGTAAACAAATATGTTATTTGCACCACTTGTATCAGTTGCTCCTCTGTAGTAGTAAGTTAATATTACATCCTCAGGGACTGTAGTGGTAGTTGTGGTTGTTCCAGGAACTGTAGTGGTGGTGGTTGTAGTTGCACCAATCACTATATCAATGTAGTTTGTACATGCACCAGTTGACTGAACACGAATAGTTGTTGTTCCATTAGGAACCAGAGCTGTTGTATATCCTGGAAGGGTTGTTAAGGACGCTTTAGGTACACCTGTTTCAAAAGGTGTAACATAACCATCTACATTTGAGTAGAGGCTGAAAGGTCCTGTTCCAGCACCAGCGGTTGTTAAATAAATTAATACTGTCATTTCGTTTTATTTAGAGGTTTTAATTACAATACAGTAGTCGTGCTACTTGTGGTAGCAGGACATGTTGATATTAGATTACAAAGATAAGCCTGAAGAACAGGATTGTTTGCAATCGTATCTAATATTTGTGACACTAGTTGTTCAGAACAAATCTTACCATCAATCTTCTCAAGAGCTGTTTCTAAACAATCTCCGTTCTGAATACCAGTACAAGAAAGGTTTGGTCCACTGTAAATAACTCTAGTAGCATCTGTTGTTACGTACAAGCAAGGATCACATCCCTTTGGATATACTATTCTAGTTAGTTGCCCATAACAAGGCATTCCAGGTAAACAAGCCATTTGTTATTGATTTTAAGATTATGGAAGGTAGATGATATAGTAGCAAGCTAATACAGGGTGTACGTTAGCGTGAGCCTGACCACCAGAAACTTGAGGAGCAACACTAACTGTTGTGTCAACAGTTACGGTTACTGAATTAGTTGTAACAGTTGTTTCACTACCTAATTCAACTTGGTTTCCTGTAGGACCATCTATGTTAGCATCATATGTAGCTAAAGTTACAGTGTGACTGTGAGGTTGTGCTACTGAGATAGCTGTTGCAGGGTGAGTGTGTAATGGAATCTGTCCACCAGTTAATGTAACTGTGTTAGTACCATTTACACTATTACCACCAGGCCATACCTCATAGTTAAAGTTACCGTATGTAGGATCTACAATAGGACTTAAACCAGCTGAACTAGGAACTCCTTGGATAGCACCAATGGGTGATCTACCACGTTTGTCTGGAGTACCATTGGCACCATTACACAAATAGATCTTATCCCAACCAAGAGCAGCTAAACCTTTACCTGTACTGTCAAAGTTACTCAGTGGACCATAGTATTCTACAGCTGTGTAAGGAACCATTTTTAAGTAATTCTGATTACTTCCACCAGGTAGACTATCTAAGTAAGCTTGGATTAATGTATCTAAGTCAGCAAGTTTTACATAGTTAGCATCTACATCAATAGCTAAAGCAGCTAAGTCATCCTCTAATGCACATAACTTATTAATGACAGCCTGTAACACTTCATATGTGCTAGTAGGATCAGGAGATCCTTCTAAGCAATCAATTGCATATCCTTGTTCTAACTCTGCAAACTTAGCTTCTAATGCTAACACTTGCTCCTCAATGAAGCAAGCTGCTTTGATTAAAGCATTGAATAAGTCTACAGCAGTTAAGTCTCCACATGTAGGAAGATTGTCAGAAACAACGTCACACAAGATTTCTGGATCAATTGTAATCTTGATACCAGTACCATCCAATGTAGATGTAAGGAATTCAATAAGAGCTTGCTCTACGTAAGATAGAGAGTCTCCAGTCTGAATACCCAAAACAGGAACATCTACTCCTGTATATTTTACGCACTTATCTGATACTATCTCTGTGCATCCATTATAGCAATTTGAACAAGCCATGGTTTATTTATATTTTAAAAGTTTTACTCTACTTGCAATCATATCCACTGTGTAAGGCATAGCGTAGTCTGGGTTACAAAACTTGTATGTAAGAATACGTTTGTAGTTTGTTAAGTCCAGAAACACTACACCATTCACTGGAAGATTAAGTGAATATATTGTGTTATTATACAGATTACTAGCTAACTCCTTTAGCTTGCAATCAATGTCCTCTAGAAGCACTGGGATAGTGCTACATTCAATACAATTAGTTAAGCTTGGCTGCAACATACTTATAAGATTTTGCTGCCTTCTGAGCAGCTTTATGACAATAGGTGCATAGACCATTAATTAACTGACAGCCACAACCTACCTTAGTTCCACATTTTGAGCACTGTGCCATATTAATAGAAGTTAGGAGCGTAGTTGTTTCCTGAACAACCACAGTTGTTTTTAATGAAGTTGTTTAACATCTTGTCTGCCTGAACATAAAGTTTATTAGCTTCATCAATAGCACAGTTGTTCGCAGCAGCAATTGAACCTTGAATGAAGAAATAGATGCTGTTTAAGTCAACTTTTTGTTGAGTCTTAATAGCTCTATCACACTCCATCATATCAAGCTTCATAAAGGCTTTATCAAACTTTTCTTGGATAATTTCTGTACGCATGATGGTTTTGGTTACAGTGTTCTCATAAGAAGGAGAAACAGTGTAAGTCAGAGTGTAAACTCCATCAGGAAGAGGCAACATGGGTTCTCCAACAGCAGTGATTCCTAAAGTGGTTGATGTAAACACGTTGAAGTCATTTACATTGAATGGAAGAGTTACCTCTCCAAATGTAGGAACAATGATAGTGATAGTTGGAGATGATACAACAGGTGGGTTAGTTGGATACGTAGAAGCATCAGCAACACCCAATGTGTATGTATTGTATGTAGGAATTACTAGAATATCTAGTTTTAAATCTGCCATCTCTTTTAAATAAAAAGTGCCAGAGGATTTTGAGAAGATCCTCTCACCCTCTGACACTTAAGGTTTATCAACAATTATTTACTAACTCAGATTAAGGGATGTTAGTAGTGGTAGTTGAAGTAGTTGAAGTAGAAGATGTGGTAGAAGTTGTGGTTGTGATGCAAGTGTTATCTGCAGCAACTAAACCTAAAGCAGCTTCTAATACTTCTTCGATATCTCCACCAATGCTGCTACCAGCTTCTACAGCTAAGATTACCATTGAATCTTCTTTGATGTAGTCACCCCAAGAGTAAGCAGCTTTGTCATACTCATTAAATTTGATGTAATAAGTATCGTAACTAGCACCTGCAGATACATAAGACTCAAAGTTCTCGTTGTATCCAACCATACGGTACAAGTGTTTCAAGTAACCAGCTTGGTAGCTATAGAAGTTTTTCTCTAATTGAGCAATCTCTTGAGAAGTACCAATTGGGTAAGAAGCACGTTGAGTGATTACAGCATCAGCTACGATATCACAGTTATCAGCTACAATAAAGTCAGCAGTAGTTGCAGGACCATTGTATACGAAGGTACGGAAGTACATTCTGTCATACTCAAATGGGAACGCAGCAACATCACATGGTTGACCATATTGAGTTAATGGTTTACCAGAGATAACTAACACAGCGTTTTGATCATTACCTACACGTTGGAAAGTGTAGAAAGTGTTGAAGCTAATGTTGTCAGGGTTGATACCAGGAGCTTGTTGAGTCAATTTCACGATGAATTGATCGATCAATGCTGGAACATCAACAGTATCGCAAGGATCACCACCACAGTCGCAGCAAGGAGCTTGAACAGTTACTGAACGAGTGAAACCATTGAAATACAAAGTATCAATGTAAGAAGAGTGTGCACGTAAAGTTAAGGTTACGATATCACCACATTTAACATTCCAGTTACCAACTTGGGTAATTTGAACTGCTGCTGTAGGGCAACCTGCAACTTTGTACCACTCGGTTACATTTGATTTGCAACCAGAACCTGAAGGGCAACCTTTGATTTTGTCAGAGCGTTTGCTACCTTGCAAGTAAGTGTTTTGTCTACCTTGTGCAATGTAAAAATAGGGAGCAGCAGCAATGTTACCTGCAGTTGCAACGCTATAATCATTACGGAAAATTCCCACCTGACCAGCAGTCAAGTCTTGTGTTGATCCAGAGCTAGGTAGAGTAGTTTGTCCTACTGGTACAACAAAGAGGGTGGTTAATGAAAAATCAGCCATTTTGTTTTATGATTAAATTGTTAAAAGTTTACTCGTTTGTTTGAATCCTAAACTGGGCACTTTGCACAGCAGATTGATTCTCGGTGTACATTGCTAGGTTCTGAACTGTTAAATCTAACAACTCATCTTCTAGGTATGTTTCTAGTTCACAATCTTGGTTATAAGATGGTGTTCCATCTAACATAATGTATCCTTCTTTATTTATGTACACAGGATATCTCATGTATGATATGTAGATCTCCTTTGGTGTAAATGTACCATCTGTGAAGATACTTATCTCGTCAGATGATATAAAGTTGAATGTTTCTTGGTACTCGAATGATGGTTTGTAGTGATCGTTGTTTAACAACAGTGATAAGTCACCGTGTTTTGCAAGATCTCTATTGATCCAGATCTTTCTATTCTTACATCTTCCTTTGTCAGCCAATACATAGCTATCGACATAGAACATGTATTTAGGGTTTAGATCATGAATCTTTGCAGCCCATTGATTTAGTTCAGCATTTTTTACTTTTAATGGTAATTTACCATCATTGTAATTTATAACTAAACTTTGTAGGTCTTCATATCTTTTCTTAAAAGCATCAAGACCTAGACCGCTCACAACACTAAAACCATCAACCTTTTGCTTTATAAGCTTAACCTGAGCCTCATTCAGAGCTAAGATTTTATCTTCCAAGTTTATCTGCTGATGCTCGTTTGTTGATAGTTTATTTAGTTTTTGGTCGATCTTATATAATAAACTATCTACTGGGATCATACAGACGCTAACTTCTTAGTTTTCAATTTTTGTTCTAGTGTGAGTAAGGCATCCTGATTATCATCATCAATTAAGAATTTAATCAGATCTTCCTCATCTTGAGCAACTTCAAGCTCTCCTTCGTACACTCTACCATTAGGTTTAACTCTGTAGATTGAGTGAGTGATTGCTTGTTTTACTAAATCTTTAATATGGAGTAAGTTTTCCTTCATGTCTGCAAATCGACCAAATACCTCTACAGGATTTAAGCCTTGGAATTTACCACCTGCAAACTCGGTTTGTTTAAGGAGATTATCCACTAAGTTGTAAACAACTTCTTCTTTGCTATCATCGGTTACTGGTAATCCCAATAAGCGAGCTACTTTGCGTTTCTTCTCAGGAGTCATCGCATCAAACTTGATAATAGCTTTGTTGATGAGTTGTTTCTTCTTGAACAATACAGCATTTTCAATTTCATCATCAGCTACGTAGAACTGAGTGTCTGCTGGATATTCACCACGCTCCCAAGCCTGATAAGAACTTGCAATAGTTGGATGAACACGCAACCAAGCAAATGCTAACTCTTGTAGAGGATTGGTTAAGTCAAAGAAGTTATCACCATCTAAAAGTTTTACAGCTTGCACGTGCAATGTATCTTCTGTAGATGTAGACAAACCATAGTTCCAGAAAGAAGAACGAGGACCTAAGTTAACATCACCTAATGCAGCTTCTAGCTTTTCTTTAAGTTTTGTTACACGTTCAATTTCAAGTTCTTTCTCTGTAGGATCTTGAATACGTTTGATGTAACTAGCGTTTGGATCTAATCCAGTTCTATATTGACCATCAAGTTCTTTGTAAGGATATTTGAACACACCTGTACCAGGAATACGTGTCATACCTTTTGCAGCAAGTCCTCCTTGCATAGTTTGTAACTGAGAGTTGTTATACTCTTTTTTCAAAGTTGAGATTTTTCCTATCTTACCCATATGTAGTTATTTTTATTTGGTTTATTTAGCAGAGTGTTCCCATCGAAGGGTATGCAATGAACATTTGATTCATTCATCACTCTGTATTTGAGAAGGGTCCCCTCAAGGTGGGACAGTGTGGGAGGGGACCCAATCTCGGTGTTTTAAAGGCATGAAGCCTTGGTCCTAGGATACTATCCTAGGAGAGGATTAGAATTGTGGGATTTCCTCAATAAGAACTGTACGAGACAAGTCCTCAATAAATACATCACAACGATCTTTCATCCAGATTTCATATCCTGGGAATTTGTTCGCAGAGCTCATACCTTGAGATTTAGCAAAACCTAAGTGGTGACGAGTTCCATCGATGTAACCCCAAGTCATAGAAGGAGCACCCTTCATACGAACCTCACGGATGTTATTAACCATAGAACCATCAGACATTGGAGATACGTCAAATACCATGAATACAGGAGTTGACTTCTTGTTCTGACCAAATTCTAAGTTAGTTTGAGGCAAGTCTAATTCTTTCAAGTGAATCAACTCAACACGACCAGTCTCACGAGTAACCATTGCATCGAATGCAAAGTTGTAAGTGATGTGTTGACCTTCGCCTTGTAAGTAACGATTTCCAGAATCAGCCATGAAGGTTAAACCAGAGTTCAACGCATCAGTTTTTAAAGCTTGTTGGAATACGTCAAAACCAGCTTCGTTAGTGTACATTTTAACACGACGATCCTTAACATCAACACGACGATAGAATAAGTCACCAAACACTGAACGAATCAAGTTTGCAGAGAACTCACCACGGTTGTATTGTACTAAGTTACCGTTGTTACGCATTCTGTGGTATACACCTGCAGAAGTACGTTTCAATTCTTGTTTAGAACCGTTAGTTTTAACAGTACCTGGTTTAGACCAGATCATACGTTTAACTTTCAATTCTAACATAGATTTACGCATCCAGAACTCGATGAACGGTTCCCATTTAACATCATTACGAGTTAAAGGTAATTGGTTACG